AACGCAGGTTATGATCTAAGATCTGCTAGAAGAAGTTTGAATTTATTGTTTGCAGAGTGGGGAAACAGAGGAATCCATCTTTGGAAAGTAACTCTTAACACGATAGCATTAGTTGATGGTCAAGCTGAATATTCTACTGCTGCTAATACAAATGATGTACTTGAAGCATTTGTTTCTACAACATCTGCTAATACTGGAGAAAGAACTGATGTATCTTTAACAAAAATAGATAGATCTGCTTACGCAGCTTTACCAAACAAAGGTGCAAAAGGTCAACCCTCACAATATTATGTCAAAAGAGAAACTTTACCAAAAATATTTTTGTACATTACACCTGATTTAAATACATATACGCATTTAAAATATTATTCTATAAATCGAGTTGAAGACGCTGGTGCATATACAAACCAAGCAGATGTAGCTTACAGATTTTTACCATGTATGTGTGCAGGTCTTGCTTATTACCTTGCTATGAAAAAAGCACCACAATTAGTTCAACAAAACAAATTAATATATGAAGACGAATTAAAAAGAGCGTTAGATGAAGATGGTCAAAGAGCTTCAACATTTATTGCTCCACAAACATTTTATCCAACGGTAAGTTAATATGGGAAAATACGCAACAGGAAATAGATCACAAGCAATATCAGATCGATCGGGTCAGGCTTTTCCTTATAATGAGATGGTAAAAGAATGGAATGGTTCTCTTGTGCATATATCTGAATTTGAACCTAAACATCCACAAATACAAAGAAGATATAATACTGCAGATGCTATTGCTTTACAAAATACAAGACCACAAAGATTTCAACAACCACAAACAATGAAATCACTAAACCCAACTTTTGCACCCAATGACAATACACTTGTGGATTCAGGTGGTGCAGCTGTGACTGTAGTAAATGTTTCTTTACCAGGTAATTTTGACTTTCAAGTTAATAGATCTTCATTTACAGGAAATGGTATAACAACTACTGTTGCTTCTATGGTGCCACAAAATCCATCGGAAGAAAACAGAGAAAGACAACTTGATATAACTTTAGGGAGTGTAACAATTACAACATAATGGCTATTACTTATTCAAATTTTTTGACCCAAATTAGAAGCTACGCAGAAGTAGATTCTAATGTATTATCCGACACATTGCTTGATCAATTTATTAGAAATACAGAATTAGATATTGCAGGAAAAGTCGATTATGATGATACTAGAAAATACTCTACATCAAACTTTAATGCCAATAAAAGGTTTCTTGTAATGCCATCTGATTTTTTAGTAATAAGATCTTTACAAGTTTTTGCTTCATCAGATCTAACATCTGCAAGAACTTTCATGGAAAAAAGAGATACTAGTTTTATATCAGAGTTTAATGGCTCTGGTGCTACAGGTCAGCCAAAATTCTACGCTAACTGGGATGATGATAATATTGTAGTTGCTCCTACACCTGATCAGGCGTATGCAGTGCAGCTAAATTACATTATTACTCCTCCACATTTTACAAGTACAAACAATACATTTCTTTCGCAATACCAAGAAGCCATGCTTTTACATGGTGTGTTGGTTGAGGCTTTTGGTTATCTTAAAGGCCCCATGGATATGTACAAACTGTATAAAGAAAGGTATAATGAGGGCTTACAGGCTTTTGCGATACAACAAATGGGTAGACGTAGAAGAGCTGAATATGATGATGGAGTACCAAGACAAAAAATTGCATCTCCATCACCAAATACAATTTTATAAGGAGAATATTATGGCAATAGTACAAGCAGTAGCAAATAGCTTTAAAAAAGAAATACTTGAAGGTGGACACGAGTTTCAATCTGGTGGTGATGTTTTTAAATTAGCACTTTACGCAAGTAACGCTAACTTATCAGCAGCAACTACATCTTTCACTACAGGTGGTGAACATGCAAACACTGGTCAATACACATCAGGTGGTGGCGTATTAACCGGTCAACAAACTTCTTTGGATACAGGAGTTGCAATTGTTGATTTTGCAGAATTATCATTTACTGGAGTAACTTTAACAGTAGGTGGTGCATTAATTTACAATACATCAAATAGTAATAAAGCTGTGGCTGTATTAAATTTTGGCGGAGACAAAACTGCAACTGCGGGAACTTTTACAATTCAGTTTCCAACGTTTAATTCAACAGCAGCAATATTAAGAATAAGTTAAGGAGGGTGCATGGCTCTTGTCATTGATGATAGAGTTAAAGAAACAAGCACCTCAACTGGAACTGGTACAGTTACTTTACTAGGTGCTTCTCAAGACTTCGTAGGATTTGTCGGAGGTATTGGTGCTAGTAATAGCACATACTATTGTATTACAAATACTGGATCAGATGAATTTGAAGTTGGAACTGGCGTTGTTAATGCTGGAGTAACCTTGACTATAACAGTTGTTGATCCTGGTGGTGGTAATAAATATTATACAGACGGAAGTTTGCAAACCACAATTAATTTAGCTGAAGGTGTTACGTATACATTCAACATGGATGATGCTTCTAACGCAACACACCCTTTAAAACTTTCAACAACTTCTGATGGAACACATAATAGTGGTACAAGTTATAACACAGGCGTGGTTTACAAATTAGATGGCTCAACTGTTACAGAATCAGCTTACGTGTCTGGTTATGCTGCGGCAACCACTAGAAGATTAGAACTTACAGTGGCTGCTTCTGCACCAACTTTATACACTTATTGCAGTTCACATTCTGGAATGGGATATGCTTTGACTACAACAGGCACAGGTACTTTATCAAGAGCTACGGTTATATCTTCTACTAATTCAAACAATTTGGTTAATTTTTCTGCTGGAACAAAAGAAGTTTTTTGTACAATACCATCAACTAAAACTATTTCACCAGTTATGGAAGCAACAACTTATGTGGTCACACATAATTCAACTTTATCTGAAGATCAAACTTTAGATTCAGGAGTACTCGCAGGACCTGTAACAGTGACTGGGACACAAACAATAACAGGAACATTGGTAGTAATTTAATGAGCACAATAGAAGTAGATAAAATTCAACAACAATGCGGAACCACTTTAACAGTTGGTGGTGGAGCAAGCAAAACTGTAGTTGCTGATGCGACTACTGTTACATTAGGTAGATGTGGTGGAACCGTTGCTTTAGCAAGTGGTGCATCACAAACGGGTTTTGGTAGAACAGGTACCGTTGATTGGCAGACAACAAAAAAAACAGGGGATTTTACAGCTGTTAATGGCGAAGGGTATTTTGTAGATACAGGAAGCGGAGCAGTTGTGGCAACACTTCCAGCATCACCTTCTGCTGGAAATATTGTTTACATAAAAGATTACGATGGAAATTTTGGAACGGCTACTTGCACAGTTGCGAGAAATGGTTCTAATATTAGAGGTGAAGCAAATAACTTTACTTTAACTAAAAATAATGCAGGTGCAGTTTTTATTTATGTTGATGCTACAGAAGGTTGGCAAGTTTTTGCAGATGGGTCAAATGACGATGTAACAGAAACTTTTGTTTGTGCAACAGGTGGTACAATATCAACTTCAGGAAATTGCAGAATTCATACATTTACAGGTCCAGGTACTTTTACTGTAAATACAGTACACGCTTGTGCAGCTAACAATGTTGTATCTTATCTAGTCGTTGCCGGTGGTGGTGGCGGAGGTGGAAATGATGGTGGTGGCGGAGGTGCTGGTGGATTCAGAGAAGACAAATCTCCAGTTACACCATATACTGCATCACCTAGAGATGGAGCAGGAGGAATTACAGTATCAGCTCAAGGTTATCCTGTAACAGTAGGTGGAGGTGGAGCAGCTGGAGATGCTACAACACAAGGAACTGACGGAAACGATTCTGTTATTTTTTCTAAAACATCAGCAGGCGGTGGAGGTGGTGGATCTGAAACTGCTGGTAATGCTGGAAGACCTGGAGGTTCAGGAGGTGGAGCTAGTACTGGAGGAGGAACTCCAGGATCTGGCGGATCAGGAAATGATCCATCTACTAGTCCCCCTCAAGGAAATAGCGGTGGTAACGGTCCAGGAACAGGGCCTGGTATTTCACCTCCCGCAAGAGGCGGTGGAGGTGGCGGTGGAATTTTAGGTGCAGGAGCTAATGGAACAGGACCTGGAGTAGGTGGTGTTGGTGGAGATCATGCAAATACTTCTATTAATGGATCAGATGTAGAATACGCTGGCGGTGGTGGAGCTGGTGGTAGAAATGGTGGAGCACCCGGTGGTGGTGGCGGTGCTGGAGATGGAGTAGGAACAACTGGAACTGGAGGCGCAGGAACAGCTAACACAGGCGGTGGAGGCGGTGGTTCTGGAGAAGGACCTGCAACATCTGGCGCAGGTGGTTCTGGTGTAGTAATAATAAGGTATAAATTTCAATAATTATGAGCAGTAAAATAAAAGTAGATAATATAACAGATCAAGGTGGTAACGAACTAATTAAAAGATGCGGTTCAACTACCACAGTAGGATCTGGTTCTGGTAACACAATTAATGTTTGCGGAAGCACAATCAATCTTGGTAGATCAGGAGGTACAGTTAATTTAACATCAGGCGCGTCACAAACCGGATTTGGAAGAACTGGAACTGTAGACTGGCAAACAGGTAGTATTAAAACAACTACCTTTACAGCAGCCAATGGTGAAGGTTATTTTGCAAATACATCTAGTGGAGCATTTACAATGAATTTACCAGCAGGAACTGCAGGCAACATTGTATCTGTGGTAGATTATACAAACACATTTCAAACATATAATTTAACAATTCAAGCTAATGGTTCACAAAAAATTGGTGGGATTGCAGCACCACAAGCGTTATCGACAGAGGGACAATCAATAACTTTAGTTTATGTCGATGATACTGAGGGTTGGAAAAACGTTCAAGATTCAACATCAAATGTTACAGGTAATCCAAATTTAATTGCATCAGGTGGAACTGAAACTACATCTGGTGATTGTAAAATTCATGTGTTTACAGGACCGGGTACTTTTACAGTTTCATCAGTTTCTCAAACAGCACCTCACAACGTAGTTTCATATCAAGTCGTTGGTGGCGGAGGTGGAGGCGGAGGCCTTGGCGGAGGCGGTGGCGGAGGAGGCTATCGTGAATATAAAGCTCCTCATCAATCTTATTCGCCTGTATCTCCTTTAAATGGTAATCCAGGAGGAACAGCAATTACAGTTACAGCACAAGCATATCCAATAACTGTAGGTGGTGGTGGAAGTGGAACAAGTTATAATAGTAGTTGTTCAGCTTCTGGATCAAATTCAATTTTTAGCACAGTCACATCTGCAGGTGGTGGCGGTGGAGGAAGTGGATCACACTTTCCAGCTGGCGAAAATGGAGGCTCTGGCGGAGGAGGTAATGGTGGTTATGCAGGAAATGCAGGAAACGGAAATACACCTCCTGTTTCTCCACCTCAAGGTTCTAATGGAGGAAACGCTAGTCAACCTGGACCACCATATATGGGTGGCGGAGGTGGTGGTGCTACTGGTACAGGATCAAATGCGCCTTCAAGTGCTGGTGGACCTGGCGGCACTGGAACAAATTCTGCTATATCAGGATCAACAATTAATTTTTCTGGTGGTGGCGGAGGTGGAGCAAATCCAGGCTCTACTCCAGATCAAGGAAGTGGATCAAGCTGCGGAACTGGAGGTGCTGGTGGTGCTTCTCCTGGACCTACTGCTGATGCCGCTGGTGATAATGCAAGTGGAGCAAACCAAGCTGGTGGTGGAGGTGGATCTGGTGGTGGGGGTCAATCAGGTGGAAATGGAGCTGATGGTAAAGTTGTTATAAGGTACAAATATAAATAGGTAAATTATGAGTGAAGTCAAAGTAAATAAAATAAGTCCAAGATCAGGAACAGATGTTCAACTAGGAGACTCTGGTGATACGGTAACAGTTTCTGGTAACATTGTTAAAAGTAATGCTCTTCAAGCGTCTGATGGCGGAAGTATTATAAATCAATGTGGAACTACAATTACCATTGGTGCTTCAGGCGATACAGTATCACTTGCAAGTGGTGCATCTCAATCTGGATTTGGCAAGTCAGGAGCTGTTGATTGGCAAACATCATCAATTAAAACTTCAGGCTTTACAGCAGCTAGTGGTGAAGGATATTTTATTAATACAACATCAGGTGCAATTGCAATGGCTCTTCCTGCAGGTTCTGCAGGAGCAATCGTATCAGTACAGGATTACAATAACACTTTTGATTCATATGCTCTTACTATTAATCCTAACGGTTCAGAAAAAATTAATGGTGGAGAAGGTCCAGTAGTATTAAATACTGAAGGAGAAGGTTTAACTTTGGTTTATATAGATGGTACAGTTGGTTGGAGATCAATACAAGATTCATCTTTTT